GTGGGGCTTTAGGTTGTTATTAGTTGGCGTTGTTGTGTTTTGTCGATTACAGCGATTAGTTCTTTGCCCTGTGCTTTGAACGATCCGGTTACATAGATGGTTTGCGGCGATGATCTAACATTGGCGGGTTGTACTCCGGTGGTTCCGGTGTTGTATCCTCCGGTATTGGCGCTTGAAAATGTACCGCCCCCACCTGATGCGGCTGAACTTAACGAACCTTTTACCGCTGTACCCAATGCAACCAAAGCAACTCCGGCGGCAATGGCGACTAAACCGGCGGCTGGTGTTGCAATTGCTTTTCGTAATGATTCACCAATTGCCATTGCTGCAATACCTGTTGAAATGGCAATTTTACCCACACTTATAGCCATATCGCCAAGTGCTGAACCTACCATTCCGCCCAAATCTGAAAGACTTCCGGCACCCGTAAGCATATTACCCAATGATTCGCCAAACCCAACTGCTACATTGTTCATTGATTCATTGAACACCTGTGAAAAATCCATTATGTGAGTTTGTAAATCGCCGTAAATAGATTTTATTTTTGCGGCGGAGGCTTCGAGCTTGTCGGTTTCTAAACCGACGCCAAAGTCGGGTGTGGTAATTCCTAAACCGGTGATTGGTTTCAGGTCCTTCGATTCTTCGAGGCGTAATTTAATGATAGCGGCGGTTTCGGCTTCAATCTCGTTGGTGGCTTTGCTCATTTCGCGGCTCAATGCCCGAATGTTGTTTAAGCCTTGTGCTTCAATAATATTTAATTCTCTTTTGGATTCTTGCAAATTCCTTGTGGCTTCATCCATTTTGCTTCCCATGTTGTATTGTTCCTGCCAAATACGTACTTTTTCTTTTTGGATGGAAACTTCATCGGAGGTAATCTGTTTTTCTAAGCCTATAACCTGTTTTAACAGTTCGAGTTTTGTTTTTGCTGTGGTTTCTTCGCGTTTGGCTTCTTCGCGTAATTCGGCAATCTTTTGTTTTCTTTCGCCCTGAACAGTAATAAGTGCAATCTCACGATCTTCAAGTGCTTGTAATGATCGTTCCAGATCGGCGGCTGCTTTGGCTTCATTTACTAATTCGGTACCAATACCGGCCACTGATTGTTTCATTGCATCCCATCCGCCTTTGAAATCGCCGGTAAAGAGTTTATAAATACCTTCTCCAAGTATTGCAAACCGATCAATCAGCACGTTTACAACTGCTTTAAATGAAGCCATAACGCGCTCAACGGCTTCGGCTCCTTTTTCGGTTTTGGTGAAATATGCTACCAACGAACCCAGGGCAACAATAATGGCCCCTATGCCGGTACTTATTAATGCCAACCTTAAAATTTTTAAAGCTCCGGTAAATATCCCTGCACCGACTGCCGCTCCCTTAAATCCGCCCGAAAGTAAAGCCAATGATTTATTTGTAGATGCGATTGTCGCGGTAACAGCGCCCATGTTGATACCAAAGATGGAGGCGAATTCGGCAAAGGCTCCACCGGCGGCACCTGTGAAATTGGTAACGGCGGCTTTACCCGAATCGAGATCCTGTTTAAAGTTTTTGGTGTCGGCACCAAAGCGGACTTTGAGGTTTGTTACTGTTTCAGCCATGTTTAAAAAGTTTCAAGTTCCATGTTTCAAGTTTCAAGTTGCTTCACCTTTAATCGAGCATTGCGGCTAAGCGCGCGTTATGTGCTATGATCTGTTCGTCTGTCATTTCGTGTAATTCGCTTAAATTCGTGCAATCTTTCTGGTCCCAATCGAACGACCATAATTCGGCGGGTGTTAACTTTTCACCATCTTTTAACGATCTCCCGCTCATGTTTATCAGTGTGCAGGTTTGCAATCGTACCAAATTTGCGCGCTGCTGAAATTCCTGTGTTTTAATTTCGTGCATTCCATCCAGCATGAGAAAGAAATCTTTTATGCGGGTTTCCCAAAATTCGCGGGGCGATAATCCTATCAGCGTTGTGCCTACCTGGAAGAAACGTTCCGACGAAATGGGTTCATGCTCTTTTTTTTTACCCCTTCGACTGCTTCGCGCTCAGGGGCCGGTGCGGTGCCTGAGCCTGTCGAAGGCTTGTTTTTTACCTGCGTATGCCTGGCATATATCAACAACAATTCGCCTACCTGTGGCGGGCTGATTGCTGCACCAAAATCGAGTTTTGAAAATGGGAATTCTGCGGCATCCATGCGGCAACCTTCGACCACTCCGGCGTAAATAAGGCCGGTAATTTGTCGCGGTTTAAGGTTCTTCAGGTCGTCGGCATCTGAAAGGCTTAATCCTTCCGATTCGAGGAAATCGGTGATCGCGTTCCAGTTGAATTCAACGCGGTATTTTTTCTGTGATATTTCGATATAGTCGTTTTTCATACAGCCCCCTCCCAACCTCCCCCACAAGGGGAGGCTTTAAGCTTTGTTGTATTGTTTTTGATTTTCATGTTATTTAGCTTTAAATTTATTAAGTGTGATTTTTAAGCCCTCCCTTGTGGGGAGGGTTTGGGTGGGGCTGTTTATGCGCCTGCAACTACCGCGCTGGTCATCGCGCCGGTGAGTTTGGCCGATACGGAGTAGGTACCTACGTTTTCACTGTCGGTATCTTCTTTGTAATCGGTGATAATGAGGTTACCGGTTTCGATTGCATCGCCTGAAGCAAATCCGCCGTAAACAAATGGAAGGATCGTTCCGGCTTTGGTTGCGGCGCGTAATGCTACAATGTCCATGTAGGTCAATGTTTCGTCGGTGTTGACTACCATTAGACCGGAAATGGTGAAATCGGCATCATACCCAAAGTTTTCGCTCTGACTATTGCCCAGGTCGTCTTTGATCAATGATTCTTTGATTTTCGGTTTGATACCGAAACCGTTGGATGTTACTCCCTGTACTTTTTTACCATCCAGTTTGAGGATGATATTAAAACCTTTTTGTCGTGTTCCCATGATTGAATGATTTACTATTGTTAATATTTACTATTCTATTTTAATGCTCCCTTCGATACGCTTCGCTACTCAGGGAGCGGCGGTAGCTGAGCGCGAAGCAGTCGAAGCTACCTGTTATCAGTGTCAAATGTGAATTCAATACTGTTTTGATAGGTTTGCGATTCCTGATCGAATATGATTCCGTTTTCAGAATCGAACGAAACGTCATTTATCTGGCAACCTGAAATTAAACCGTGCATTGCTTCTACTGCGGCGCGAACAGCAACGGTATTTGATTCAACGCGATCAACGTCATTGTCAACCAGTGCAACCGATACTTTTTGCGTGTACCCGATAATCCCGTCTTTGATTTTAATTGGTTCGGGTGCGACCTGAATAACCGAAAAAGGAAGATCAGAATTAATATCGCCAATTGCCGTGTAGCAATCAACAATCGGATTAATGGTTAATATGAGCGCGTCTATAATCATTGTTTTACTTTACTATTTTGTTATTTTATATCTGCCTTTTTTGGTTCAAAAGGTCCACCATGTGAACCCAAATATTATTTATTATTGGACGTATGCTCCTTTTTGCCAAGTTGAACCCTGATTGTTTGTCACTATTACAGGAGTTGTAGTGGCAGAACCAAATGTACTTGCAATACCTAATCCAATTTCATCAGTTAATGTTACTCCTGCAATCTGACTGTCCGGAATAAAATTAGCATCAAGTAACGGATCGGCAACGACACAATTAAGTAGTTTACCTGCCGCCTGCGCTGTTGCTAAACTATTATAATCTGTTGCTCCGGCTAAAAGTAATCTTGTGCTTCCGTAAATCTGGTTGTACTCAGCAGCACACCCAAAATCTGTTGCGTGTTGATCCCACATAAATGAGGTAGCACAACCAGAAATAATATTGTTTTTTGCCGATATATTTTCACTCCACTGACTACCAGCCTGTACCGCATTTTGGTCGACTCTTATGGCTGTAAGAGATGATGTAATTGTATTGTTGTTTACTTCCAGATTTCGTACTCCCCTAACATATATTCCATGCGTTGCGCCTGATATGATGTTGTATGCAAGTCCGTTAGCCGTATACGTATCCATCAGTCCTGTTTTAACTACAATTCCGTGATAGCAATTCTTCACACGATTAAATTTTATTGTCATGTTTTTACCACATGATAATAGCATTCCGTGTATTGTGTTGACCGAAGTACATTCCACATAGTTACCAATTACGGTAGAATAATCTGCTCTGTTGATTAATCCAAGTTCTCCGCCAATAGAAATAGGCAAGCCGCTTGCAGATGCAGTTTTAATGTAATTGTAACTGATATTGTCTGCAAAATTAGTAGTTGTTGCTGCATTAAATATTTTTGTAAATGCAACAAATATCACTGTTGATTCACTTATTACTATATTTCTTGTTGCAATTACCGCATGATCCCTCACATACATAGCATGAACCGGAGATGATGATGTTATCTGTCCTGTTTGAGTTACTATGTTATTATTGTAATTGACCAGATATTTATTTGTGGCATACGCTGATAAATTTAACGGTGATATGCGGTAACTGCCAGATGTGACATCTGTCATTCCAATTTTATTGTAATTGAAATTTACAGTTTTTACAACTGCCATTGTAGAGTTGGCATCCCCTATGATATTGTTTCTTGCAGTTACATTATTGCCTTCAAATGTCATATTTATATCGCCTATCGGGAACATATATCTATCAACTGCGGAAGTAGCATTCATCACAATTCTTGAATTTTTAATAGAAGAATCGCCTGTAAGCGTTGATGTAATTATATTTGAATAATAACAGCCTGTAAGTTTAATTGACTTTAATTGTGCCGTTATGTGTGTTGCTGATGCTAAAATACAATTGGTGTATTCATATCCGTTTGAAGTGTCGTAAGAAAATAAAGTACCAAAATTTGTAAATGAACATCTGTCAAACTTATTCACCACTGTCCCCGAAGCCGTCACTGCAAGTCCGTTAGCCTTACCGTCATTAAACTTTATGCCGCTTACTTCAAAATAAATAGCTGCTCCGCTTTTGCTCAATACCCGGTCATTTACTCCATTTATTTGCACCAATCCTACGCCAACTATTTTAACCTGTTTGGAAATAGTGATGTAAGATGCCTCCTGATAAGTGCCGTTATGGATATAAATAGTATCTCCGGTTGCTGCGGCTGTCAATGCTGCCGTAATTGTAGTATATGTTTTACCTACGCCAGCATCACGAAAATTAGCCGTTAGTTTGGTAGGTGCATTGAAATAAGTTTGGCAAAGCGTAAGTTCACCACCAACTTTAACAGTATCGTAAAGCACAATATCCAATACCCTTGCTTCACTTGTTTCAATTCCGTTACTGTCAACAACTGCTGCAAACTGCCTGCAAAATAATTTATGTGCAAAATTTACGTCTGAAAATAAAGCAGTAACAGGTATTTGATTTGGTGTACCGTTTAAAGCATATAGACAATTGTCAACGTCTGCTGCGATCAATACATCATCACCAACAGGCGCACTAATGGTAGCAACCGACTTGTATGGTACTCCTGCGATCCAGTCACTCGGATAGTCCTTGTTTATGATTGTAAAATGTCTGTTATTTCCTGATTTATCAATCAACTGATCACCTGAAACAATACCATCGAGCCAAAATAGAGCATCTGATTTTAGCGGTATTTGTTTCAAATGTGTCCCTATGTGAATCTGATTGCTACCCTTAACAAAGGCTTGAATTGCTGCGTTACGCGATGCTTTCATATTCAATATTTAATGTTCCGGTTCCTCCAATTTTATCAACCTTAACGCGAATGGCATAGGCATTCAGTCCTGATATATTTATTCCATCCTGAACAGCACCTTCTGTTGAAAATGATAACGGCAATCCGTTTGAATCTTTTGCCTGGCGAAATGAACCGTTTGCAGTTTTGCGCTCGATGCTGTAATTTACTTTTCCGGTTGCTCCGGCTGAAAGTATTGCCTGAATATCAATATCTGAAACGTTCAATATTTCGCTTGAATAAGCGACACCGGCTACCAATGAATTGTCTGCTAAAATGTTTGTTGCCATGACCTATATTTTTAAATTTTTAAATTGCGTATTTCTGTAAAAACTTTTCTGTTTGTGTAACCAATTCCTTCAATGAAATTTCTTCTGCCTGATCTTTTGTTTCTTCCCAGCTTCGTTCTATAAAGCGGAGTGGAACAATACCCCCGGGGCGATTGGCTGTTTTTGCTTTCCGTTTTTGCACAAACTTGTGCGAAGGATCGCGCATGGCATAGGTCCCGTAATTGCTCCAGTAAACCGGAAAAAATGCATCGTAATCGCGGCCATCTTTAAGGGTTACCATTCCCTTTTTTGAAAGTACCCCGGCTGTTATTCCGGCTCCCTTATTGTTTACAATGCCTATAATCTTTTTCAATGAACTTAAACGGCTTGGAAAACTTGATTTTACAGCCGCGATAAATGGTTTTGCCGCTTTCCGGAATGCTGCCTGAACCGGTTTTTTTGCATACTTTTCGGGCAACTTATTGAAAATTTCCTGAAGATTTTCTTCTCCTGAAATTTCTATTGTAACGGGATTACGTTGACTGCGCCGATAACTTCGGGCCTGTGATGCAGTCATATTTTTGTATAATCCCATTTTTTTATTTTTTGCCTTCGACTGCTTTGCGCTCAGGCAACGATGCTTTGATCAAAGCCGCTCACTGAGCTTGTCGAAGTGAGTTTTATTAACTATTCAAATACCCGTTCTGCACGAAGGACCATAAAACGGCGGTTTTGTGCCGGTGCAGGTGTTGAAATAATATTGTATTCTACTGTATTCCAAATAATTCTAAATGTGCTGTTTACTCCTGAATCGTAATGCCCCGAAATTGTAAGCACTCCGGGTAAATTCATTCGTTCACCTTCTTCTTTTTCTTCGTTTCCTGATTCTACAATCTTAACCAGTGCTTTGCGGTAATCGCTCCAGGTTTCTTTCACTTGTCCTTTGAGTGATTTAACCCTTACAGGTTGCCGAAACATGATCAGCTCGTTAAAATCTTTTATACTTATTGTATCTGCCATTGCCTGTATTGCCTTAAAAGGTTGGTACTTG